AGTTGGTACAGTTATCAAAGGTCCGATAGTATCTTTACCAAAAGCTCAAGTCTTTTTAGAGAACATAGAGCCTTTAAAACAATCAGCTAATCAAGGTGCTATATCTGCACCAGTAGATGTAGATAATTTAGTAAGGAGAATACCTCTACTACAACAAACTAATAATGGGTGGGTCGCTTCGTTTGGAACGGAAGTTTTAAAAATACTAGGAGGTGGTCGAACTTATCAGATTGTCACAAATCTGAATGGAATAGAACAGGTTAGAGTGAGAGGCATTCCACCCATTGCCACAGATAGTCTTGGTCGTAAATGGATTAGCTGGGTAGATACACCACAGACTACACTAGAAGAACTAGATGTAGCTAATAAGTTTGTGTTCGTAGGTTTTACTGCAAAGGGAATATCTCCACAACTTGCAACACCTGTCGGGTTATTAGAACCTCATAAGATACAAGCTGCTCTATCAGAAAGTATGTTGATGGATACTCCTTACATACCAGACTATAGATTGTTTGTTGAGCTATTGTTATTGGTACTGTCAGGCTTACTCACAGCTCTTGCAATCAATTATCTTGGTATCACTAAGGGTGTTGTATCCTTCTTAGGTTTGTTTTCTTTAATGGGATATATGGAGTATCACTTTGTAAGCTCTAATATCTTGATAGACTTTACATGGGGCATGATAAGTATGACACTTATTGCTACCCAACAATTCTATCTAAACTTTAGAACACAATTCAAACTTAGACAGCTTATAAAGAAACAGTTTGAACATTACCTTGACCCAAGACAAGTCAAACAACTACAAGATAATCCTGAACTCCTGAAGTTAGGAGGAGAACGAAGACGTTGTACGTTTTTATTTACAGACGTGAGAGGCTTTACAAGTTTATCAGAAACTCTAGAGCCTGAAGAAGTTACAGAGATAATGAACAAGGCACTAACCATACAAGCTAATGCAGTTAAAGAGTATGGTGGTATGGTAGATAAGTATATAGGAGATGCAATGATGGCTATCTTCAATGCACCTATAGACCTAGAACAACACGAAACCAAAGCAGTTCAAACAGCCTTGAAAATAAAACAAGATATGGCTGAAGCCGATTTAGGAATAGAGATAGGTATAGGGATAAATACAGGAGAGGCGGTAATAGGTAATATGGGAAGCGATACAAGGTTTGATTACTCTGCAATTGGAGACGCTGTTAATCTAGCGGCAAGGTTAGAAAGTTCTACTAAAGAAGTAGGAGAGGATATAGTAATCGGGTACACCACAGCTATGAACTCTGATATACCCACTAGGTATCTAGACCCTATAAAAGTAAAGGGTAAGAAAGATGATATTATTATCTACACTACTTTAGAACATTAAGTTCTCTTTGAAAGTAGTCATGTAAGTTTTCTAGTTTAGCTTTGCCATTTCTGATAATGGTTTTCATTAAGGGTCTATCATCAAGAGGGAACACCTCATCAACCATATTCTCCGGTAACATACTAAACTCTGTAACTATTTTGTTATCTCTTGTTAAGAGTATTTTGAAGCTTACTAAATTAGCTTCTTCTTTGTTAATCATTTTATTCCTCTAGATTTGTGAAGGTTATATTATTTTGACTACCTCTTAATCCTGCTTTCATATAAGTAGTTGCTCTACCCTCAAAGAAGTTCTGATGTTCGACACCCATAACCTCATCAATCCAACCAAGTGGATTTTCTTTCTGGTCATAGTTAGTCTTGAGTCCTAGTTGAAGTAACCTTCTATCAGCTATGTATCTATTGTAAGCATACATATCTTTTTTAGTTAGTCCTTTTAAGTCTCCCATCTCAAACACTAAGTCTAAGAACTTATCTTCTAACTCAACCATCTCTCTACAAATTTGATAAAGCTCTGCTTTGAAATCATCTGTCCATATCTCTATGTTCTCTTGGATAAATTCTCTGAACAGTTTGGTCATAGCTTCAACATGCATAGACTCATCACGAATAGAGTAAGTAACTATCTGTCCCATACCTTTCATCTTACCGAATCTTGGAAAGTTTAATAAGATTGCAAAGCTAGAGAACAACTGTAGTCCTTCTGTAAAAGCTGAATAAACTGCTAGTGTTTTAGCTATAGTTCTTTTGTCAGACTTAAGAGGTTTAAACTCTCCAACGTAATCATGTTTGTTAGCCATCTCTTCATACTCCGAGAAAGCTTTGTATTCTATTTCAGGCATACCAACTGTATCAAGTAGTAAGCTGTATGCATCTTGATGTATTGATTCCATGTTAGCAAAAGATGACATCATCATTCTTGCTTCAGGTTTTTTAAAGATAGGCATGTACTTATCTATATAACCCGAAGCTACGTCAACATCTGATTGAGTAAACAATCTAAATATCTGTGTAAGTAAATGTTTTTCTTCAGGTGTTACATCCTGCCAATCTTTAACATCTGTATGTAAGGGTACAGATTCAGGCATCCAGTGCATTTGATTCTGTAGTTTGTAATACTCGTACATCCACGGATATTCAAACGGTTTATAGTAATCTCTAGTTTTTAATAGGCTCATAATTTTTCCTTTGGTGTATATATTATTACAAAAGAATTACATGTAGGACAACTTAAATTAGTTTCCATTATGTACTCTTCATTTTCTTCTTCTATGTCATGGTCGCCACCCCATATCAATTCACTGTTACAATTATAACAATTCATATTATCCCTCACAGGCGATACATTCCACATCATCTAACTTTATACGTGGAACTTTAGTGTTTACATTCTCTACATTTCTTGCTGCATTAGTTCTAAAGTAATACAACGATTTTAATTTATTCATACCATACCAATGTACATCATTTACATACTGCATGTATTCATCATGTACTTCTTGAGGCTCTGTACTCTTAGGTAGAGTAAAGAATAAATTTACAGACTGTGCTTGGCTAACAAACTCTTGTCTTTTGTAAGCGTGTTCTACAATCCATATTTGATTTATTTCATTTGCTGTTTTAAATATTTCTTTCTCATCATCAGTCAGTATATCTAAGTGTTGTACTGAACCTTCGTTAGCTGATATATCTTTCCAAATATTTTCTAACTCCTTACCCTTAAATCCTTTAGTTTTAAAAAGCTTTTCAAGATATTTGTTTTTAACTTGGTAAGAACCGGACAAAGTTTTATGAGTATAACAGTTAGCCCTATAAGGCTCAATACTAGGGGAAGTGCCACTACATATAATACCACTACTAGCGTTAGGAGCAATAGCCATGAGGTTAGCATTACGCTTACCTGTACCATGTATGTCAGGAGCTTCTCCACGTTGTATAGCCAACTCTTTAGTGGCTTCAGTTGCTCTAGTGTTGATATAAAGAAATGCTTTATAGTTGAAGCCAGTTGCATAGATACCTTCAAAAGGAATGTTCCTCCCTTGTAGGTACGCATGAAAGCCCATTGCACCGAGTCCGAGACTTCTCTCTCTATATGCCGAATACGCAGATTTAGTAAATCCTTCTTTACCTTCTCTAACATATTTCTGAAATCTTTTAAAGTTTGCACTGTATTCTCCTAACTGTGTTGTATCTATTGCGTTGTCAATGTAGTGCTGTAATACATTATCAAGCATGGTTATTAAATCTTGTATGAAGTTATCATCCTTTGACCAAGTATCAAAGTGTTCTAAGTTTACAGAAGATAAACAACATACTGCTGTTCGTTCTTCGTCTGTTGGTAGAGTAATTTCTGAACACAGGTTACTCTGTCTAATCTTAAGACCTAAATCTTTCTGTGCTTTAGGTAGATATTTATTACAGGTATCTATATTAATCATATAGGGTTCGCCTGTCTCTGCTCTAGCATGAATGATTTGCCACCATAAATCTCTAGCGTTTATTATCTTAACAGCTTCGTTAGTCTTAGGGTCAATCAATCTCCAATCATCATCTTTCTCTACTGCTTCAAGGAAAGCGTCTGTAATATTAACTCCGTTGTGTATGTTTAGATTCTTTCTGTTTATATCTCCACCGGATTCTTTACGCATGTTAATGAACTCTTCAATCTCTGGATGACTGATGTCCATGTAAGCCGCATAAGAACCACGTCTTGTTGTACCTTGATTGAAGGCTAACATCTGTGAATCAACTACATGCATGAAAGGAATTGAGCCAGTAGAACGACTGCCATGAGCAGTAGATATACCGTTACTTCTAATGTCTCCCCAATATCCACCGATACCACCACCCGAACTTGCCAACCATATATTCTCATCGTAATGAGCTGATAAACCACCCCTGCTATCAGGAACATAATTAAGAAAGCAACTGATAGGAAGCCCACGAGTTGTCCCTCCGTTACTAAGTATAGGAGTGCTAAACATGAACCACCTTTGGGAACTGTAGTTATAAAGTCTTTGAGCCAACTCAAAATCTGTTTCACCTTTGAAGGTTGCTCCGAATACGGAGGCTCTTGCGAATGCTTCTTGTGCATGTGTTTCATTCTCCCAAAGATACCTATCTTTTAATGTGTCAAGACTAAACTTATCAAAAGTTTTTTCTCTGTCGTAATCTATTTCTATACCTAAGTATGGTTTATTCCCTATCTTATCTTCAATCATTATTATCTTCCTTTTTGTTTACGTATAAAGCTATTATAGTATAGTGCATAATCTTCATAAGGTCTTGATTAGATTTACCATTCTTCTTACCAAACCTCATAGCGTATTTCATAATGTTACCAATACAAAATCCTTCTCCATATCCTGAATCAATTATCATATCTGTTGCTTGGTACTTACCATTAGCATAGTGTTGGTCGTATGTATTACCTATGTACGCTTTGACTTCGTTTAAAATTTTATCTTCGTTAAATTTATAGTTCATCGTTTCTCCAATCATCCGGCAGTGTATCTTCACTATACCATCTAAAATTATTTGTCTCTGCCCATTCAGCATGAGTTCTTTTTGTTCCGTCTTTTCTTTTCTTAGCTTGAGGCATTGGAGAGAAAGGCTTCTGAAATAAGAAGACTAACTCATAGTCTTTAGGTAAAGCTTCTCTAACATGTATGTACTTACTATACTCTGCATAGTCCCAGAACCTACCTTTAGCTTCTAACAATACAATCTTATTATCAAACATCTTCACAAAGTCTGGCTCATACCTATGCTTAACAACATAAACTATTTTTTCTCCATGGTGCATCCAGTCTTTGAGAATGGTTTGATGTATATCAAATTCCCATTTACTGTCATACCCTTGAGCTACGTTTACTTTTTTTGGTCTAGGTTTTCTTGGTTTTCTTTTACCGACCATTAAGAAACATCCGAATATGTGATATCTTTTAAATCTTTATGTCTCATAACTTTTTTAATTTTTTTATTAAACCATCTAGGAGTATAGGCTGAAACCATTAATCTACCATTACTAAAAAAATGAGTGTCTTCTGGTAAAAACTTTTCATAATTTTTTACAGAAACTTTTTTTCTTTCTTCTTCTATAAGCATACTTTTTAACCAATCTACAACAAATGTAATAGAAAGTTTTTTTATTTGTTTAGCTTTTTTACCGTTCATATTTGTGTTACCTCTATAACATTAGGAACTTTAGGTACTTGAGTTAAGTATCTATACCCTGTTGAATATTTAAATACTCTTAACCCTTTACCATCGTTAGCATCTTTATGACAATCATGTTTAAACCTACACCAAGTACAACCCCTTGCAAGTTTCATGTTACCAGACTTACCATCTGGTTCATCATCATAACACTTATCAGGTGGTGTTGCTAACTTAACAGCCTTTTTAATATCAGTTATTTTCTTTTTAATATTAGGCTTATCAAAGTTATCAGGCTTGAACATAGCTAACTCTCCAGACTCTTTATTAAGAGCAAGGAAACCACCATGAGTAGTTCCTTCTGCTGATTCATAACCTGCAAGTTGAGCCATGTATCCGAATGGGTCATCCTCTGCTAGAGTACCATCTTTAAATTTCTTAAAGGCATAGTTAGAAGCAGTCTTAACATCAACAACTTCTCCATCAATAACACAATCCATGTGTCCTTTGATTCCAGATACTGTTATCTCTTTTTGTTCACTAGTAACTGTATGACCAGATAACTTAACAAGAAATAAAACTATCTCTTCAAGTAAGTGTCCATACAAGAACTTAATAAATGTAGGTGGAGATATGACTTCTGTATTATCAGAATCAGAGTTCATCTCATACCATAATTGTCTAGGTTGTTTACCTATGTTAGACATTCTTAGTGAGGGTTTACCACGTGGACTAGGGTGTGACCAAGAGTAGAGAATCTCTTTCATTGACTCTCCAAACTTCTCTATGGAGTCCTCATCTATGTTAAGATGTTCTCCTTTTCCTAATGCCGACAATTCATTATATATATCTTCTACTAATGTGTCAAGTGTTTTCTTATTTTTTTTCATCTTCAGTTTCCTTAAATGCTTTTATGACATCTGATGAAAATAGTTTCTGAAGATTAACTAAGAACATTTTACTAGCGTTATGGTCTCCACCACATACAGTTTTAAAACTATCAAGGTCATCAACAATAGTTCTAAGTACATCTGTTTTAAATACAAGAGTACAGAACTCGTTGTCTCCTACACATAAGTTATGAAACCAATAGTCTGATTCTGTTGCTCTGATTCCTGATGGTTTATTCCAAGACTCATACTCTATACATATGTTACCTGTCTTCATCCACATACCTTTCTCTGATTTAACTTCTATCTTCTTACCAGTTAGCATGTCCTTTATTTTATCTTCTCTTATCTCTCCGTACTCTAAGTCAATGTCAAACTTCTTTCTATCTTTTTTAGTGGGTTTCACTCCAGTTATCTCCTATCTTGTATTCGCCATCTAAAGGACAACGAAGATTAAAATGTGTACCTGCTTTTACAATACTATCTACTGCAAAGTTTCCTATAAAATCAGCTTTATCTTTTGGTACTTCTATCTGCCATTCATCATGTATGTTAGCTACAAACTTATATTCCATATCATTTAATTTTAAAACATCATCTAACATAACCAATGCTTGTTTCATTACAATAGCACCTGCACCTTGTAGCAAAGTGTTCAATGCTGAATGTTGATTACGAACATATAGCTTCCTACCATCTAATCCTTTGAGATAATTTTTTGCTGAAGCTCTTTGTACTCTGTCTCTAAGAGACTTAAATGTAGGCTTATTATCAAAGAAATATTGTCTAGCTCTCTTACCATCTGATGTACTTCCTCCGACCACGCTTCCAAGTTTTTCATCTCCTGCTCCGTACATAAGTGCATAGATGAATGTCTTTGCCTTATCTCTTGATTCAAGGTTTGCAAGTTTTTGATTAGCGGTGTGTATGTCTCCATTGAGAATTTCATTTGTGTACTCCTCGTCATTCATGTAGTGAGCTAACATTCTAATCTCAAGACCAGAAGCATCAACTCCGATTAAAACATTACCTTCTTCTACAGTCCAACATGCTCTACATTCCTTACCATAGGGACTATAGACTGCCGGTACTTGTGCCATGTTAGGATTCCTGTGTGTCATTCTTCCTGTGATAGCACCGTTAGGTATTACAAAGCCATGTACTCTTCCATCTTCTTGTACTCCTTCAACCCAAGAATCAACTTGAGCTATACGCTTTTGAAGTAGTAAGAAGTCTGCTATAAGTTTAGCTTCGTGTATGTGTGTGATTGCTGATAGGGTTTTCTCATCTACTATAGGCTGACCTGTAGGTGTAAACCTTTCAGGCTTCCAACCAAAGTCAATAAGATATTCTCCTATCTGTTTACGACTACCAAGATTAAAGTCTTGTAGTGTTTGTCTCATAAAAGGTTCAAAGTTATTTGTATCTAAACATCTTTGATACTCATCATCTGTAAGTCCACGCTTAGATAAGTCTCCATCTTTCTTGATGTAAGGCTTAACTAACTTATCATCTACCCACTTGGGTTTAAATGTATTGTGAACTTCATCTTCAATGGATTGTTTCTTTTCTCTAAGTTCAGCAAGTAATAACAATGCTGATTGTAAATCAAACTTAAATCCATTTACTTCTTGTTGTTTCATTATCCTAGCTACACCTTGTTCAATAGCTATACATTGTTTAGAGAATCCTTTACTCTCCTCTCTAAGTTTCTTTAATACTACAGCGTTGAGTTGTACATCTCTAACACAATAGTCCAACATCTCTTTAGAATAATTAAGATAGTCTGAGAAATCTATCTTATGATATCCTAATTTGTAACCCCACTTCTCAAGGCTATGACCACCTTCTCTATTAGGGTTGAACAGTCTTGATAGTACAAGAGTATCAATGACTGGTATCTTTGACAAGTCAACACCACCGAACTTCTCTACCATAGGTATGTCAAATCCGATGATGTTATGTCCTATTAAAGTATCTGCATTAGCTAACATATCATAACCTTCTTTCAATTTATCTGGAGGGAATTTATATATCTCTCCAGTATCCATATCTTGAGCAACGATACAATGTACCAGAGTTGCTTTAAGGTCATCTGTTTCTATGTCAAATACTAAGTCCATTAAAATGCCTCGTCAAGACTAGCGTCAAAGGTTATGTCATCATCCGATATTTCAGATAGTCTGCCAGTTTCTGCATCATATATAACTCTACACGCCATACCTACATCTCCTGTATACCTAGACTTTAAGATACGAAGCTTTGTAGTTCTTGCTTCATCTTCATTATCTGATTGTTGATTACGTTCTAAAGCTATCACACAATCACTAAGTTGTCCAATACTATTTGAACCTCTTAGATGAGAGAGGGATACTTCAATACCATTCTCATGTCCTTTATTACCATCAACTCTACGTAAGTGTGAAACCAAAATGATTCCTGCACCTGTCTCTTCTACCAAACTTCTAAGTCTAGTCATGATAGAATCAATAGCACGTCTCTCATCTCCTTCATGCACAGCACTGACTAACATATGTAAATGGTCAACGACCACCCACTTGCAATCACATCCTATAATCATAAAGCGAAGCTTAGTAAAGATATCATCAATGTCATTCGTACCAAAGTGTGAATGAACCCATACTCTATTCTTGTTCTGTCCATCATAAAGTATATCAAACATCTTATCTAGTTCTTCTTTAGAAAACTTCTCACGTTCTTGGTCAACGTATAACCTAGCATTAGCTTCAATAGATAAGATACCATCAATGGTTCTTCTCCAATCTTCTTCTAGTGCTATGATACCTACGTTATCAGTAGTGTTCTTAATAAGATGATGTTCAAGTTCTCTTGTCACACTTGACTTACCAAGACCAGTACCACCTGTAAGTGTCACCAGTTCTCCTGCTCTAAGACCATACAACTTCTTGTTAAGTCCTTCATAAGGATAAGGTACACTTTGTTTCTTCTCACGATTATGAAACTTCTCACGCTGTTCAGATACATTTATAACACCAGAGGGTGTATAAACTTTAGCTGACCACCAACATTCAACAAACTCTTTGTGTC